TCACGTATTTTGACTCCTATGCACACGCACCCGAAAAAGAGATCAAGACGCTGATGAAGCGGTGGAAGACTCAGTGGGATGCAACGGGCAAACACTCCAAGCCGATGAAGATGACCTTTAATGCCACGCGCCATCAGTTCAAGGATTCGGAGTGTGGAATGTACTGTCTGTACTTTCACCGCTCCTGTCTGATGGAGATTCCAATGCAAGAACGTATCCCCGACGATGTCATCAATGGATTTCGTCAGATGTTGTTCAGAGTGCCAAAAATAGAAGGCAGTAGTTAATAATGGAGTTTGCAGTTGGAGCCGCACTTGTCGGAATCTTGGGATACACCATCTGGCACGATGCAACGACGCAGGACATTGCCGAAGCTGGACCTCGCAAGCGCCTCTGTGATTACTACGTGACGGGTGGTGTCTTTGAGGATACAAAGAGTGTCATCGAGTCAGGTCGGCGTCTCCTGGAGGTCCACGTGTATGGAGATGAAAATGGGAAGCCAATCGTAGCCAAGAAGCCGTTGAATCTTGGATACGACTATGCATATGAGTATTGGACATTTGATTCCGTGTGCGTAGATCTGATTCAGGCGTGGCAGTCAAGCGAAGATCCCTTCATCCTGTCTATCGTTCCCCATACCACGAACAACGTGACCCTGAATCACGCTGCCGATTGTTTGAAGACAACGGTTCGTCGTCACCTGGTCTCTGGTGTTGACGTGGACACGCCTCTGGATGAACTGAAGAATCGGCTGATTGTGGTGTCAGATAATGTACAGGGCTCCGAACTGGGTCCGCTGGTTAACCTGTCGTGGAACGATTCGAAGTTACGTCGCCTTCTCTATGCCCAAGCAATGCACCCGAGGGATCAGACAGAGTTGGTTGAATATAATCGCAATGCCATCACTCTGGTTGCCCCGGATCCTACGTTTGGGAAAGCTGCCCTTGATCCAGCCATCGCCTCCGCGTATGGATGCCAGTGGCTCCTTTTTGACAGCCCTCACGCCGCCCCGGGCTTCGTTGAAAAACCAGCGGGTCTGCAATAACTTCTTGTCAACTAAACAAAATGGCAAACAAGTGGCTCGCTCACGTGAAGAAGACGATGAAGTCCCACAAGGGAATGAAGTTCGGTCAGGTCCTCAAGATGGCGAAGAAGACCTACAAGGGTGGTGCTGGTGGTGAGCCGACGGGGTATGACGACTTCGGCAATGATGCTGACATCGTTGCGTCGCGCTCGTCGGGTGCCAACCTGAACTCGCCTGCCCAGGATGCATACCCTCTTAATGGCGCGCAATCCTTCGTGGGTGCTCGTCGGCGCTCGCGCAAGACCCGCAAGACGCGTCGCGGTGGCAAGATGTATTAAAACGGAAATCTTTGAGTGAAAGCAAATCACTTCAAGATGGATCAGCCTAAGACTCGCCGTGAGACAAAGAAGACTGCAAAGGAGAAGAAGGCAGATGTGTATTCTGCCCGTCACGCCCGACTTCAAGTACAGTCACAACCGAAGCCACCCAAATCAAAGTAATCTACGATGAACAATCCGGAACGTGCGCCGATGATCACGATCCTTCGTCCGACCACCAGCTGTTTTACGACACGTTTTTCCGTGATACGTCTTTTTAGAGCAACCGCTCTTGAAATACGCTAAATGATGTGCCCAGCCCTTGTAGGACTGAATCTTCTTTTTTGACACGGCAGACAGAAGTCCGTGCATCCACTTCATATACGCTTTCCGCGACTCTAACTCAGGCTCGTAAGCTGTAATGTAGGCGTCATACTTCTTTTGCAACTCAGGAAACGGGTATGCGTGATGCAGAGCGTGCAAGAATGTGCGCTGTGTTGCCATCTGCGCTGGCTCAGGATCATCTGGGTAGTTTGCTGCGATTGCGCCCAAGAAGTCTGCACCCGGGGCAGCCGTGGGCTTCAAAGATTCGTAGTGCTTCTTCACCTCTTCAAAACTAGGATCAGGACCGGGATTGATTACTGCCGGATCATCTTTGCATTGGCTCCTCAGCTTGTGATTCACCATATTGTGAATGTCATACAGCCACTTGCCAGGGTCGCCGCGCAGGGGATGCTTTCCGACAAACTCTGTCGTCGAAGCCCTGCAGAACTTGCAAGGAAGTACATCTTTCATCTGATTGAGCACATCGTCGGGATGTTTGGAAGTAAACGCAATCAAGTGAAATAGTTGCCACGCACTGGGTCCCCAGAACCGAGTGTCCATTGTATTGACGAAATAAAGTATACCCATCATAATAAAATGCTTGATACCCGGGACATCATCATCCTGACTGCTTCGTTCTACCTCGGCAGTGTTGTTGGAAACTTTTTCACGGCGCTGTCAGATGACATCCTGACGCCGCTCCTCGCGCCGGCTGCGTCGGCGGGCAAGGGTCTGTCGGCTGTCACGGTGACGGTCGGTGGCGTCACGCTCAAGGTCGGCGATGTGCTCTCTGCCTTCGTGAACCTCGTGATCTCGTTCGTGCTGGTGGTGTTCACGATCGGGCTCCTCCGTACTTACGTGCTGTCCCGTATCGGCGCCGGGAAGGCTTAAGCTTGTGGGTGCGACGCTTGCGACCACCTGGAACACTCACTCGTAATACAGCCTTCTCAATAGGACGCGAATCGGGGCTACTGCACAGTTTCGATTGATCAATCTTCTTGATCTCGTCCACAACATCCAGCAGTGCACGGTCCTTTGACATATCCTTATACGGTCCGAACGGATCCCTCTTTGTCACACGACTCCATAACGCGAACTTCCTGATTTGGATCCCGTTACGGTAGTTGGCTTCATTCTTAATATTGATCTCGTAGTCGTCTATCAGGATTGTGTCGCACGGCTTGAAGATACCCTGATCCCAAATCCAGTTCAGGTTCTTCTGGATCTTTGTCGCAGGATTTGTATGCGCCTGTGCTTTCTCATCATCTTCATCGCACCAAACGTTCGTGATAAATCCTTCACCCATCTTCTCTTCGATGATCTCCTTCACCCAGTTTGCGTAGTCGCGGTCAGATAGCGTCCACAAGTTCACTGTCTTTGCAAGCTTCTTCATCCACGCCATAAAGTCCCAAAGCTCAGGACGCAGAACGAACCCCTGGTAAAAATCGTATTTCTTCTTCTCCTCTTCAGGGAGATCCTTCCACGGGGCATCCTTCACCATATACTCCAGCAACGTGTTGTCGATATCAAGGATGATGTTGAGCTTACCCTGCATTAAAAAATACGTAGAATTAATAAATGTCCTGGTCTGATCCCCGCACCTGGTTTTCATCTACACCTGCTCCTGCACCGCCTCCTCCTCCCACTGCACCCACTATGCCCTTTGGTGCCCGCCGTCGCACTCGCCGTGGTCGCAAGGGACGGAACGTCGGTTCTAAGCGGCGCCAAACCGGAAAGAGGTCCAGCCGTGCCTAGGGTGCGGTCCATAGGTAACCTCCATACGCTTCTTCAGCTCAGCCGTTGAGCCATGCGTCAGATTGTTCTCCTGCTTCCAGCGCTGAAACTCACGGTTCATCATTCCTGTGTTGACCGTATCCCCGGCGGCAACGTCTGCATCAAGCGGGTGGACGAACTCTGCGATGAAGCGACCCACCACATCCGTCTCATTCTTGTACTCGCTCGTGCTCAGAGTGATCTTCTCCGGAACAGGCAGCTTCCTGAATCCGTGACCCTCCTTGAAGATCGTAACCAGATAGTTCATCATACACTCAGCCCACTCCGTACTCTCAACCTTCATCTGAATGGTCTTGTCATCCGGCAGTTCATTCGGAGCCGTAGGGTTCGGCACAAACTTGTTCGGGAAGTCAATCACCAGCAGACGACGCCACGTACCACCATCCTGGGTGTCGACCTTCGGCTTGTTGTTGCACGAAACGTGATACTTCGCCTGGATCTCAATGTCAATCATCTCCTTCGAGCCAGCAAACAGATCACGTGCAGTGATCTTCTCGCAAGAAGACAGCTCCTTCATCAGACCCGTCTTGATATTGGCACCCTCCTCCGGCTCCTGCATCGTGACGAAGCGCTTGCCCTTCATACGAACCAGCTCAGGACTTGCAACACCAGCCTTGCTGCGGTCCTGGGTGATCAGCGTAATCGGAGCCTTGCACGCATACGTACCCATACAAGTCGCCATCAGGATCACCAGCATCGACTTGCCATTCGAACCGGAACCCGTCAGGATGTGGAACTTCTGCGCAGGATTGCCACCCACCATACAGGTTGCAAGGTGCGCCATAAAGTAGTTCAGAACCTCTGGATCGGGCAGAATGCTACTGAGGAACTTCCAGAGCTCCTTCCAGCAAGAATACTCAGTGTAGTGACGGTCCTTGTGGTAGTCCAGCTCGGTGGTGAAGCTCAGGTAGTCCTCTGCCTTACCGTCGCGGAACTCCAT